TCCTATTTATAAATCTTGATCCTCTGGCTCCATTTTTAATATAGCACTTGCTTCGCTTGTTGATATACCAAGTTCTTGTGCAAGTTTTTTAGCCGGTGCAATATTATGTGGACCAAAATCTGTTTTTTGAAAGAAGTCCATAGTTCCATCATCATACTCCACGAACTTTTGACCTTTTGGTAAAGGTCCAGTTAATTCTTTAAACACGTTTGGATCATTAGCAAGTTCTGGTTTAGCTTTTATTTCTTTAATCATACCTGGAAAATTTTTGTTAATATACTTAGAATCAGCGTCTGTTTTACCTAAAGCATCTTTAAGAGTATTTTCTAATCTTGCAATTACCACTTGTGCTTTTGTATATTTACCCTGACCTGCTTTTTTAGGTATTCTTGATTGTAACGTATCAGTTATTCCTTTTGTGCCATCATCTACAGAAGGATTTTTAAGGTACTCAAATTTATTTAAAGGTGCAGCATTCATGTCTGTTAAATTTTTCATTCTTAGGTCATCAAACATTTTAATATTACCACCTAACTCTTCTGTGATATTTAAAGCAGTTAATTTATCTTTATTACCTCGTAAAGAAGCCATTAAATATTTATAATTAGAATGGTTTTTAGGAACCATTAATCTTTCTTGTTCGTTTATTTGTTTTATTGCTTGTTCTCTAGCGTTGTCAAAAAATGCCTTGTTCATAGTTACAGGTTTATTACTTGATATATCTAATGCATTAGGATCAAAGTATTTTGGATCAGCAAAACCTTCGTCTATCATTGTTTTTGTCATTTTATCTTTAGGAATTACACCTTTACCGCCTTCAATAACTTTTGGTTTAAAACCTTTAAACATTTCTTGTGCTTCCGCCAAACTTTCTTCTTTGGTTGGTAATTGATCATCTTTAGGTCTATAAAGATTTTTTCTTTTAATTTCCATATCCGATAATTCCTCGGATAGTTCCTTTAACTTTTCAGCTCTGCCCAAAATACTTTCACTAGAAGGTTTTTTGGAAGCTGCGATGTAGGCATCATAAATCATTTGTGGATCTTTTTTGTCTGCAATAAGATCTGTCTCTAATCTTTTAAGTTCTTGTTTTAATTCTCTTTCAATTTTTACATTTTGTACTAAATTATTTTTTTGAGCTGTAGTTAAAGCTAATTGATTATCTTTTGCATATTGTAAATCTTGTGTAACTTTTGGTGACATACGATCTAACTCAGATTTTAATACAGCATACTTACTACCAACCGTTCCATCTATTTTAGAAAGTACAAAATCGCTTTTTAAAGGATTTGAAAAAGTTGAGTTAATTGACATAAGCTCACCTTTTTCTACTTTAGAAGGTATTCTAATTATTTCATTACCTGGAATAACGGGTTCTAATTTTTCTGGTGCTTTAACACCTGTTGATTGTTCAGCAAGTTCTTTAGCTAACTTTTCTCTACCCTTACCTAATGTTTTAGAAAAGTATGTGTATGCTTCTAAAAATGCTTTTATACCATCGTCAAATATTGCCATTAATAATAAACCTTATTCCTGGGCTCAGTTTTTTCATCTACATAGTCTTCTGGGTGAGTTATTAATCCGCCCTGTCTAAATCGCATGATCGCTTGTGTAGTCGAGTCAACAAGGTCATCATGATCCCCATAAGGGAACGCTGCGCATTCTTCAATTACTTCTTCCGCAAACTTCTTATCTGGCGCCCATATCATTCCAGACTCAAAAAGCGGTGCACACGCATTTACTCTAACATGTTTATCATTACCTTTACTAGGTGTAAAGTTAACGACAGGTATATCCATCTGCCTTAGTTCATAGGTCAAAGGCAGTCCTGAGGCCTTTGCTTCTACAATGACTGTTTCTGGATTCCAATATTTATACTGTTCCAGAGCCAATCTACGTAATTCAGGAAACTCGTATCTACCTTTAATAGCATCAAGAAGTATCAAATTTGCTGGCTGATCTTCTGAAGGATAGAATACTCCCCACGTTGTAATGGCAGAATAGTCAGCAGTTTCCTTTTTCAAGTACGCTGTATCGTAAGACTGTATCACATGTTGTAGGGCAGGTATAGTATCTTTTGTATATTTCATCCACCACTCACGTTTAAGAATAGCGCCCTCTTCTGACGTTGGGTTCTGCATCCATTGTGCGTTCCATTTGCCAACAGGCAAGGTTGCTTTTACTTTCTCTAACTCTTCTAAGTTCCAATACTCTGGCCACACAGGCTTTGCTTCTTCTGTTCCTTGGTCCATGATTGCTGGAAATTCGACCACGTGCCACTGATCAGACTTAGCTTCTTTTTGTTTTGATAGTAGTATGCCTGTTAGATCTTTAGTAGACCATCTAGTCATAACCATAATAATTTTACCACCTGGTTGCAAACGCTGACGTGGTCCTGATGTATACCACTCGTAAGCATTTTCTAATGCAGTAGATGACATTGCATCTTGCTCAGAATGTGGGTCATCAATAATCAAGAGGTCTGCACCACGGCCCGTGATTGCTCCTCCAACACCAGCTGCAAAGTATTCACCACCCTGAGCTGTCTCCCATCTACCCGCAGCTTGAGAGTCTTCTTGTAATTTTGTAACAAAAATTTTTTTATATTCTTCACTATCAATTAAATGTTTAGCCTTACGACCAAACCTAATTGCAAGTTCTCCTGTGTGCGTGGCTTGAATAATTTTTAATTTTGGATTACGGCCCACCATCCACGCTGGTAGTAAGTGTGAGGCAAACTCAGACTTTGTATGCCTTGGTGGCATATTAATAATTAATCTATTTATTTTGCCTTCTGCTAATTCGTTAAATTTTTTTGCAATATGTCTATGGTGTGATCCTTCAATGAACTCGGGCCAAACGCATTTTACAAAAGAAAGAAAATCATCTTTTGCTTTTGCCTGTATCTTTCGTTCAGCATACATAACCTGCAGTTTTAAAAAATCTTTTTTAACGTCTGAGGGAAGTTTACTTATGTCTACTTTATTTAAATCCATAAAAAATTTTTAAAATTTTTTTGCACCTTTATAAGATGTTTAATAAGTTTTTAACACCCTTGTCTGTCTAAATCAAGCAATACAACCTAGAGTAGTGGGACCCCTTTTTACTATAAAGGGGGTATGGTCCCTTGGTCCGTGGCTAGTTTGGTAATGGGTCTGGTACCTCTATTGATGTGTGTATGTGGAAGCGCGCCCCGCAGGGGCGCACAACCTGTGATTGTTAGTCTAGTAATGTCATGTATGCTGATACATTTAGTCTGCTAAACTTATCTAACTTCTTCTGCATTGTAGTATAGTCCTCGTTAACTTCTGCAGTCTTAATGTCTATGTATAATTTATGCTCGTCCTCGGTCAACATTGCTGACTGACCAGAGTAAGGGTTAGTTGTTTTTATTTTAGTTGTCATATATATGTATCCTTTCTATATCCCTTATAGTCCTATTCTGTCTGTGTGTCAACCCCTCGTTCAGTTATATTCCACCCACCGTAATAGCTTTCGCTTTTTGTAGGGTCATTGATTGGTGTTTCAAGTGCCTCGTGCCTCGGTGCTATTGCAACGATACGCTCTATATGTTCTTTAAAGAAATCAGTATAACAACCTTGACTACAAAAATATTTAAAGGGTGTAAAATATTCATTGTAATGAGGGTTGTCTTTAATCTTACGAGTTCTTAGGACCTTGCTACCTTTACTGCCTCGGACTCGGTCCTGTGTTCGTGACTCATGACACTTCGGACCATGACACCATTTATAATCGCTCATATGTACCATAACAGTATTACAACTGCCCCTATTACCCCTACTATAAATTCTACTTCCATTTTTTCCTTTCATTTAGTTCCCATAGTTTTCTGTCGTAGTGTGCTATCATTATTTCTGATACAACAAATAATAAAAAGCCTAGGGTTATAAACCCTAGACCAATATATAATAATGTATTCATAATGCTCTCCAACTTATTAAGACAAGTGCAATTATTGTTATTATAAAAGTAAGTTCAATCATATTCTGACCTTTGCCTCTCCGACAGCCATTCTCCAACCGTCTGCGTCTAAGTCCCAATAGACTAAGCAAGGTGTGTCATTCTTTGATGTAAATGATTTGCCTTTAGTTCCGTCTGGTTTATCATACTGACCTTTACGTGTAATAAACTTTTTGTGTTTTGTTGCGAAGTAAGTTATGTAAAACATTATGTCCTTTCTGTTGTTTATAGGACTATCCTATTACAGATAGCCCTATATGTCAAATGTTAATTTAATGGTGTGGCTTTTAATTTATCAAGTTCTTCCTTTGCTCTTTGCTCAATTTCATATTTAAACCTTTCATTAATCTTGTCCTCTCTAGTCTGATTTTTATTCTTCATGCCCTTAATCATGTTAGCAAGATTTGTAGGGTTGTAGATTGTTAGCCCTGTTGAATTAGTTTTAATAAGTTCTGCCTCGTCAACTTTTATTCCTAACTCACTTGCCAACTCAATGCCCTCGCTTAAATATCTATATGCTTTCAATCCGATTTTTAATTGATCGCATTGTTTCATTATAGAGTTTATCCAAGTTTGATGAGTGCTAACAACTTTAGCTTTTATCATTCGCCATTCTTCAAACTGACTATATTCTTCTTTAGTACAAGCGATTGCTCTACTTCTACAATAAGAAGTTCCAATGACATCAGCATAAAATGGTGCGTTGAAATCTTTAGTCATTCCAATTCCGTCGTCGTTATGCCTACTATCTTTGCCGAGTGCTTTATTACACATATCAACATGCTTTGTTTTGTGTGGGTTGCTATCCTTACCAGATTGTTGCGCTATGATATCTGGGTTGCAACCTTTCTCTTTTAGTTCTTCTCTAAAATATGCGTGTGCAAAGTGTTCAGTATCTTCGCTTGAATACTCTTGCCCATTTACATTGCCGAATAAACCAAAATCAAAATGTGATTTTGTTTCTGTCTGTTCGCCCTCGTCATTTACATCTTCGTTGTGTGCAAAGTAAAAGCATTTATCTTTTGCAACTACATCACAGGGGTCGCCATATCTTTTTTTGAATACTCGTAGAGTATCTACATCTTCTTTTGGATATGACCTTTCAACAACTGCTTTTGCTAATTTAAATGTTTCTTCCTGTGCTACATTAAAATTTTCTCTAGCTTGTAGAAATGCCTGTTGCTCTTGCGTTTCTTCTTTTTCAAATACATCTTTAATTCTATTATAGAATTTGTTTCTGTATTCGGTGTTCATTCTTATTTT